TCACCAACTATTTCCGAAAAGGCAGGAGCAGATGTTGCTGACATCCGTAACCTTATTCTGAAATACGATACTGATGGTAATGTGGTTGTCGCTGCCGATGGCACAGCACCTCTGCTTGGCGTTTCTATTATCGAAGGTGGATATAATGACATTTCCGGTATAGAAGCTGGAAAAGTTAAGAAGGGTGAAGACGTTGATATCCTGATCAAGGACATCGGATTCGTCATTGCTTCCGCTGAGATCAAGAAAGGGCAGGAGGTTACTGCGACCACCGGAGGAAAAGCGGCAGTTGCGGCAGCTGGTGATTACGTAATCGGGGTAGCTCTTAACAATGTATCTGCCGGAGGCTACAGCAGACTGCAGCTTTCTAAATACCAGAAGGCAAAAGCATAATCTTGATAAAGGAGGATAATATTAATGAGAAACACAGCAGCAGGAATCCAGTCTGAAATCGCAAAAGGCGTATTCAGACCCCACACAGCACTTACAAACATGGCTCTGGCATATTACCAGAATGCAGCTAACTACTTTGCAAAGGCTCTTTTCCCAACCTGTCCGGTAACTCTTTCTTCTGACAACTACTATGAGTTCAGCAAGGAAGATCTTCTGAGAGATAACTGGCAGAGAAAACCGGCATATGGCAAGGTTGATCCTACAGTAGTAGGCGAGAGCATGAAACCTTATGTATGCCAGGTAGATCAGATGATCATGGGAATTGATCAGATTCGCCAGACCGATCTCAGCAGAAGACAGGGACCAACCACAATGCAGCCGAAACAGCAGAGAGTAAAAACCATTGCAGAACAGGCAAATATCCATCAGGATCGTCTGTTTGCGGAAAGCTACTTCAAAGCCGGTGCATGGAAGAATGAACTTTCCGGAGTTGACACTACAAGCCCTTCAACCAATGAGTTTATTAAATTCAGCAATGCAAACTCTGATCCGATTGCATTTATTGATAGCGAGAAGACAGGCATGAATCAGCAGACGGGACGTATGCCGAACCGCCTTGGCCTTGGTATCAATGTATTTAATGCCCTGAAGGTGCATCCGGCAATCCTTGAAAGAGTTAAATATGGCGGAAGCACTGCAAACCCAGCGTCTGTAACAGAAAATGTTCTGGCACAGCTCTTTGGAGTAGAAAAAATCGTGGTGCTTAAATCCATCATGAACAATGCCAACATGGGAGAAGACGAAAATATGCAGTATATCGGAGATCCGGACGCATTCCTTCTTGCCTATGCCACAAATGCACCGAGCATTGACGAGCCGTCTGCCGGCTACATCTTTACATGGGATATGCTTGGAAATGGACAGATGCTTCCGATTCTGAACTATCTTGGTGAGAATGGAACACATACAGAATACGTAGAAGGACTTATGGCAACAGATATGCATAAGACATCCGATGATCTGGCGAGATTCTACAAATCTGCAGTCTAAGGAGGTGCCTTATGAAGCTTGTTGCAAATAAACCATGCACTCTGAGCGGAAAACGATACTTCATCGGAGAGGAAATCCCGGCCGAAGCAGTCACTGATTCGGTAGCTCTTGAAAAAATGGGAGTGCTGACTGTGATTCGTGACGGTGTTCCGGTTGAAACACTTGAGGAATGCGTGGCATCAGTCGGAGAAGTATTCTTCAAAATCGAAATCGTAAAAGGAGATAAGGGCTTCGATTTGGACGTTACAGAGCCTCAGCTTCAGGAAGCAGTAAAAACTATGCAGATGAACCAGAAGGATGCTGTAGCTCATATTAGAGGCTCTGTGAAAGATAATACAGTGCTTATCTTTCTGAATGCAGTAGATTCGAGAACTGCTGTAAAGAAAGAAGCTGAAACTAAGGCGAAGAGCCTTGAGGAACTGGAGGAAAGTGCAGGTGATGCCTGATGGCAGGAACTTATACATATGAACCTGCCATGATCACATCGTATGGGAAAGATCGAATGAGGTTTGAACTTGGAGATGTGATGGTAGATGGAAAAGAGAGAACTTGTGCATTGTCAGACGAGGAATACATCGTTTTGTGTGATGATGTTCAGTCTGCGAAAGATTGGAAACGGGCAAAATTAAAGTGCCTTGAAAGCATATTTCGCAGGTTTTCTTTTGAGCCTGATACAACGGTTGGCCCTACATCATTCAAATTTGGTGATAGGGCTAAATTGTGGCAGGAAGAATATGAGAAGCTGAAGAAAGACCTGAAACTTGCTTCTGTATCCCCATCGGCGATTCTGATGAATGCGGGAGATATGAGTAAACAGCCGACGCCATACTTCTACAACGGCATGATGAGCCATGAAGAGAGCGAAGGTGATGACATATGATAAGCCCATTTGGCCTTATGTATCTAAGACCGGGAAATTTATGGACGGATTTCGTTGTAAGACGAAAGAGCATTCGCAACATACTCGGACATCCTGTGTCAGATTTTGAAGCGAAAGGCGAGATATCCGGGATTCTCGCAGAAGCTTCATCAAATGAATCTGACCGAATGAAACACAGGTGGGATCAGGAACAGCATTCCTTAACTCACACTCTTGTTATCCGGGATTTTGCAGATGTAAAGCAGGGAGACTATTTGGCTACCGCAGGAAGAACCTTCCTCGTTCTCTTGTGTGAGGATCCCGGAAACCTTGGAGCAACTGGCTTAATATATCTTGAAGAAAGGAATGATCTGAAATGACACCTGCCGAAGCAGCAGAAGCAGTAAAAGTTCAAGTTCAGACAGATAAGGAACGGATAGAGCAGCAGGTGATCGCAAGATATCCAAGGGCTTCAAATGCCCTTAGAAATGCTGCATTATCTGTACTGGCAAATCCAAGCCCATCTCCACCAGGAAGTCCGCCGGGCGTTCGGAGTGGCAATTTAAGACGAAACTGGAATATGAATGGCGCTGCGGTATGCATTACGTCAGGCATGGGATACGCTGGTTATCTGGAACATGGAACAAGAAAGATGGCAGCCCGTCCTTTTGTTGACAAGATACAGCAGACTGCATTGCCGAATATCATGGCTATATTTGCAGAGATAGGAGGTTGACATGCTGATTAATCATATTGAACGAATAGAATTCGATATGGACGAAGTACGCAGAGGAACACTCATATATGCAAAGCACAGAACATGGAAAGAAGGAATGTCTGGCATTGTTTATCATGTTTCTGAGGAACGGATAACAGTCATGTTCCCGAATGAGAAGACAAACACCCAAAATCATTTCTTCATACCTGTTTCAGAAGTTCATAAAAATGAGTGGGAAATAAGATATTCAAGCGATGGCCTTCGCACAGTTCAGGAATACAGGGAGGCTGTGAATGAATCTTAGTGAACTGATTTTTAAACGTCTTTCTGCAGACGAAAATTTGCAGACAATGCTTGCTACATATGCCGGAGCACCTGCAATTTTTGACTCTGAGTTTCCGGCAGACCAGCAGGAAGGATGGGAAGGAGCCACGCAGTATCCGAGGATATGCTACCGTATCGATATGCAGGTCAATCAGGAACGATCATCGGCGGGAACCTTGTATGTTGCAATGTATACGGATAAAACCAGTACAATAATCGAAGATATTGAAACAGCTGTGAAGCACTGCCTTCAGGACGTACTGATGAAGCCGGCAGGAGAAGCACCGTTTTGCGTGGCATGGGCGCGCACAGAATCGTATGCGATTGAGGGAAAAGAGGTGTGGTGCAAAGAAATGGCATTTGACATCCTCGAATACTCAGAGCAATTCAGCACGGATCCTGATCCGGTTCTTGCGGTAGCTGCGTATATCAAAAAGATATTTCCAGAAACAATTGTGCTTGGCATAGACAATGTTGGAGATTTTGTCGAAACCTCTAAAACGCCAGTGTTCTATTGTAGGTTGGCACATTTAGCGCATACAACAGGGCATTGCATGAATACGATTTCATGGTTTATAGGGAAAATCGCAGTACATCTGATTTATCCGGGAGCTGGCACAAGGTTAAAGACACTTGCATCTATCAATCAGAAGGTAGCCATAGATGAGGAGATAATCATGCTGGATGACTCCCCTATGACTATTCAGGGATTAGAACTGAATAATAAGTCAGATTACCTCAGAGAGGGACAGCTGACTATAACTGGTAAATATGGATGTCTCAGATGCAGTGTGAAAAAACATAATATTGCAAGAATAGGCATGGAATTCACAAATTGAAAGGAGAAGCAATGGCAGAAACAAAGAAAACAAATGCTCCGGAAGAAACAAAAGAAGTTCTTCCGGCAGAGAAAGAAACGGAATATGGGGTAGATGAGCTGATTGCCGCACGCGATCAGCTTTTTTCTTGCCCTGATTGCGCGATGGTGGCACTGAAACTGTCAAAAAAGAAAAGCATGACTGTTTCAGAAGCCGAGAAGCTTGTCGAAGAATTTATGAAGAAGGAGGTCAAATAATGGCGGAATATTTCCAGATTCCTGAAGTAGGTACAAAAGTTCGACCAGGAAGTTATTTCAACGTAGATAAGAATGGTGACGATGATTCTTTCGGGGCAATTGACGGAGTTGTTGTAGCTGTGTTTAAAGCAACGTTTGGACCAGTAGATAAAGTAACAGTCTTAGAGAGAGGAGACGATTACACAACAATCTACGGAGATGGATTAACGACTGACCTGATTCGTGAAGTTCTGTATGGTGGTGCAAAGAAAGTTATTTGCTGTCGCCTTAATGGAACGGGCGGAGCTGTGGCGAGCGTAAGTCTTACAGCTGCAACTGGAAAAGTTAAGATCACAGCAAAACATCCAGGAGAGATGCCATTTTCTGTAACTATTAGAAACCGCTTAACTGACAAAGACAGGAAAGAATGCATTATCTATACAGGAACTACTGAATTTGAAAAAGTATATTTTTCAGCAGGCGATAATGAAGCTGCAAGTCTTGTAAGTGCTTTTGCAAATTCAAAGAATTTCACGGCTAATCTTGAAGAATCTGCAAAAGGAATCATGACTAATGTGAATCAGACAGCGTTTACGGGAGGAAAGAATCCTACAGTAGCAACTGCCAATTATTCAGCTGCTTTTTCACAGGCAGAAAAATATTTCTTCAATACAATTTGTGTTGATACAGAAGATACAGCAGTACATGCGCTGTTACAGGCATTTCTGGACAGAATTTATGAAACCAGTCAATTTGGGATTGGAGTTGTTGCAGAGAAAGATAACAAAGATTTAGACGAAAGAATGAATGCGGCAGCAGGATTTGATGGTGAGAATATAGTTTATGTTCTCAATCCAAAAGTCTTTATCAATGAGGGAACTCTGGATGGATATCAGACTGCCGGCTTGATTGCTGGACTTATTGCAGCAACTCCTGCAAATCAGGCAGTGACTCATATGGTGATTACTCGATATGTAGATCTTGCAGAACCGCTTACAAATACTCAGATTATAAAAGCGGAACTGAAGGGATGCTTGGTTCTTAGTAAGTCTACAGAAGATGAGGTATGGATTGATGCTGGAATCAATACACTGATCAATCTTCCAGATAACAAAGATAAAGGTTGGAAGAAAATCCGCCGTGTAAGAACAAGATATGAGTTATTGTACAGAGCAAATGCCCAGTCCGACGCTTTAGTTGGAAAAGTCGATCCTGATAAAAATGGAAAAGCCACTATTATTGGAAAAATTCAGGGAATTATCAATGCCATGATCAAAGAAAAAAAATTAACAGCAGGAACAGTAACTGAGAGCACGACTTATATTGCAGACGCAGATAACTGTTATTTTGACCTTGATATCATTGATAAGGATTCTGCGGAACATATTTACTCATTCTATAAGTTTAGATTCAGTACCAATGCAGAGTAAAGGAGGAAAGGTGAATGTTAAATACAAGTGCTGCAACAGACGCGAGACATAGTCGTTCAGGTAAAGATGCCATGCTTTACAATGCAGATGGGGTTCCGTTTGCGCAGGTAAGCAGTTTTCAGTCGAAAACATCTTTTAATAATACCAAATATCAGCCATTAGGACAGAACAGAGAACTGGAAACAAACAATACTATTGGAGTCACGATTACAATTTCGGAGATCGTTGTTCTGGATGGCGAATTATTCAACAATGTTGTTAGTGCGGTAAATAAAGGAGAAAGCCCGGTTATGACTTTAGATGGAGTTATTGAAGGGCGTAATGGCTCCCAGGAACGCATTACATATCGTGAATGTATCTTTAGCGGTGACCAGGATCTGCAGAATGTAAGTACAGGAGATACATTATCAAGATCTTATAATCTGCACTGCAACGGGGAAGTAGAACCCCGTTCATCACTGACAATTTGATATCTGGTCAACACAAGGGTGGCTAAAACTGGCCACCCTTATTTTTATAAACGGAGGAAAATAATACATGGCAAGAACTGCAAATATCGAAAATGAAGAACCAAGAACAACTGAAATTGATATGACAGAGGCGGAAGCCGAGGAAGCATTAAAGGAAGATATGAGAGCTAATGAAATGGATTATCTGAATGGTATTTTAGAGGCAGCAGATGATGTGGATGAAGAAACGAAGGAAATTAAAATCATTCGTTCCGGAAAATTGTATTTTGCTTTTTCTGTCCATGCATTATCAGATGATGATATGTATGAGATCAGGAAAAAGTACACCAAATACGCAAAAAACAAGAGAACTGGAATGAAAGTAACGGATGGAATGGATAATGCAAAATTCCGCAGTTCCCTCATCTACAATGCAACTGTAGCAGAAGATCAGGAAAAATTATGGAACAATAAAAATATTCAGGAAGCACTTAGAAAGAAAGGAAAGAAGATTATCAATGCACTTGACGTGATCGAAGCAGCTCTTCTTCCGGGAGAGAAAGAGAAAGTTCTTACTACACTTGATGAACTCTGCGGATATAACACAGAAGAAGATAAAGTTAATACAGCAAAAAACTTATAAGGTCCGGTTATAAATCAGCCCTGTTGCACTTGATATTCCAGAGACAGGGGATTAGACCGGATGAAGTGATGGCTTTGCCCTCTGGGGTCAGAGCCTTTCTTTTTGCCTCTACGGAGGTATGGATTGAAGAGAATATCAAGAAAAATGAAAAGAGGTGAGATGCTTGGCAGAAACGATAAGGATAGAGATTCCTGTTAATGTAGTCGACAATACCGGTTCCGGAACGTCGAGTGTGACCAGGAATCTCACTGCAATGGAAAGAGCGTTTGAGAGGGCAGACAGGGCGGCACAACGATTCCAGCGCAGATCGGGCGTAGCGGCTGAGATAGAGATTGAAGCAGACGACAATGCAACTCCTGTTCTTTCAGCTGTTGAAAATGCAACAGAACAGATTGACGGAGAGACGGCACAAGTTGAAGTTGCAGCAGATGATTCTGCTACGCAGACGGTCAATGCTGCTTCGGATGCTGTAGAAAATTTTGACGGTACTTCCGGAGATGCAGAAATAGGAGCAGACGATAGCGCCACCCCGGTAGTATCCGCCGCTTCTGATGCGGTGGAGAATTTCGATGGAATGAGTGGGGATGCCGAGATTGGAGCATCTGATGAAGCTACGCCGGTTATCCGGGCCGCACAGGATGCAGCAGAATCATGGGGAGGAAGCGTGTTTAATGCTACCATTGGTGTCATAGATGCGGCAACCGCTCCTATTTCTGCGCTTGCAAGTGCAGCAAAAAATCCGGTTGTGCAAGGGGCATCGTTGATCGGTGCCAGTTTCGGTGTGGCAGAATCGGTTAATTCCTTCCAGGACTTCGAGTCTATGATGTCGCAGGTAAAAGCTATATCCGGCGCAACAGGACAGGAGTTTGATGATCTGACCGCAAAAGCACAGGAGATGGGCGCAACGACCAAGTTTACGGCTACAGAATCAGCTGAGGCGTTTAATTACATGGCTATGGCAGGATGGAAGCCACAGCAGATGATTGATGGTATATCCGGTATTATGAGTCTTGCAGCAGCATCTGGCGAAGACCTTGGTACGACTTCCGATATTGTGACAGATGCGCTGACAGCTTTCGGATTACAGGCGGGTGATGCAGGGCATTTTGCTGATGTTCTTGCTCAGGCGAGCGCCAATGCCAACACAAATGTGTCAATGCTTGGAGAATCGTTTAAATATGTCGCTCCTGTTGCTGGCGCTATGAATTACAGCGTTGAAGATACATCTCTTGCGCTTGGTTTAATGGCAAATGCAAGTATTAAAGGTAGCATGGCCGGTACCGCACTTAAAACATCTTTGGCAAATATGGCGGCACCTACAGACAGCATGGCAGCAGCTATGGATAAATACGGAATCAGCCTTACAGATTCTGAAGGAAACATGAAATCCCTTCGAGGAGTAATAGATAATCTTCGAGGAAGCTTGGGTGGACTTTCTGAGACTGAGCAGACAGCAGCAGCTTCAACCATTTTCGGAAAAGAGGCCATGGCCGGCATGTTAGCAATCATCAACGCCAGTGAAGAGGATTACAACAAGCTGAGCACAGCAATTGGCAATTCAAAAGATGCAGCAGAGGGAATGGCTGACACGATGCTGGACAACCTTAAAGGCTCCTTTACATTAATGCAGAGCGCTATCGAAGGCACAGAGAACGCCTTCGGGAAACGTCTATCTCCATACCTGAGAGATATTGCAGGCGGAATAGCTGATGCAATGCCAGGGATAACAGACGGAATCAATGCGGTTATGGATGTGGTAGATGATAAGATTGCAGGCGTAAAACGCAAGATCACTGACATGACCAGTTCTGACGAGTGGAAGAATGCAGATCTGTTTGGAAAGATAGACATAGCATGGGATTCAATAATCGCAAAGCCGTTCGGGAATTGGGTTTCTGGAGATGGCGCGCAATTAATATCCAGTGGGCTGGGCACATTATTTTCGAGTGCAGCGGCTATTCTTCCTGGCGGTGAAAAAGCGGGATTAACATCTTGGTTAAGTGCAGGGATTCTTGCAAAAGGAGCAGCTACGGTTGCTCAAAAAGGGAAAAGCATAGTGGAAACCTTGTCTCCTATCGGAGATGCTATTGGCAACATCACAGAGGCAGCTGGAAATGCAAACGATGTGATGGACTTTGCAGGCAATCTGAGTTCCATGATTCCTGTAGGAGCGAAAGTTGGACTTGCGGCAGCGGGAATTACAGCGGCGATCATCGGTATTAAGCTTGCAATCGACAAGTACAATGAGACACAGCTGGAAAATAGTCTTGAAGATCATTTCGGAAAGATTAAATTATCTGCAGATGAAGTCAAAGATGCAGCGGCAGGAATACTGAATCAGAAGTACCTTACCAATGTTGAACTGGCATTGAATGAAGTACAGAATGCCGACAATCTGAGAGCTGAAGCGCAGAAAGCTTTGGAATCAAATGATGTTCTTGAATTCAAGAGCAGAGTTGGAATCACTTTGACAGCTGATGAACAGCAGGAATATACGGATAATATTAATACTTTTGTTGAAAGTAAGATATCTGAACTGGAGAGTCGTACATTTGCGGCTCACATTCACGTCCAGACATATCTCGGAGGGACAGAAGACGGCCAGACATTAGCCCAGAACATCAAGGAATGGGCTAGAGCGGACAATTTAGAGCTATCCGATTTATCCAGTCAGTTGTCGCAAAAGGTATCAGAAGCCCTAAGAGACGGCATCATTGATGTGAATGAAGAAGAAGCTATTAGTGCATTGCAGGAGAAAATGAACAATATCACTGCTCGATGGAAAGAGTCCGAAGCTCAGGCACAGTGGGACTGGATCAATCAGAAATACGGTAAGCTGAGTGCAGCGGACCTTACAAGCGGCTCATTCACCGATTTGGTTGAGGAAATGAGAAGTCAGAGAGAAACTGCGATGGAAAGTGTCCAGTCGGATGTGACGCAATGGTATGCAGAGTTGAATGCGATGGAAAAGTCTGGCAGAATCACAGCAGCACAGAATCAGCATTATCAAGAAATGACCGGTTGGTATGTCAGAGGACAGGAAGGATCAGAACTTTCCAAATCCTTACAGCTTGGAAGCAATACGCTGAATGATGCTTACGGAGATAAGATTACCGGAAACATTCAGAAGCTTACAGAAAGCGCACAAATAGCACTGAAAAGTGCAGAGACAAGTCTACAGGAAGGCTCTTATGGAATGCTTGGAAATACATTTGACAGCTTGTTCCAGTCGCTTGACAACGGTCATGGATTCCTTGGAATCGGTGCAGATGCAGATCAGAGCGCACTAAATGAACTATATCAGTCAATGAAGCCAGATGTTTCATCAATGCAGAGCCTTATCGATCAGTACAGAGAAAGCGGTCAGGCAATCCCGAAGTCTCTTATGGATGGATTCAATGAAGCTATCGAGGTTGGGGCGGCAGCAGGAGACGAAGATGCGGCATGGCAGAACTACGCAAACCAGATTATGGAGAGCGGAAGTGAAGAAATGAAGAGTGTACTGACAGACCCGAACAATCCTATGTACGAGAGTGTCAGAGCCACCTTGCCGGAACAGTTTAGGGAGGCAATTGACAGAGCTACCGCAGAAACGACTGACGATGAGATTACTCTTGAAGGCCTGAAAGCCTCTGTTGATGGTGATGTAGACATTGATAAGGACGCATGGGTATCGGCCATGAATGAGAAACTGGGTGACCTTGCAACTACTGAAGAAGTTACGGCAGAAGGCGCAAAAATCAAGATTGAAGCTGGCGACTGTCTCTGGGATATCGGAAATGCTCTTGGCGTTGACTGGCATAAGATCGCAGAAGAAAACGGCATTGAAGAACCGTACATTATTCATCCTGGAGATGAGATTACGATTTCAATGGATACCTTGAAGGCAGAAGTGAATGGTGATGCCGCACAAGCTGCAATAAGTGACGCTATGTCTGCGTTAACAACTGAGGGAGCAGAGTTTTCTGTTACTGCCGAAGGAGTTAAGGTGGACTTATCAAACGTTGAGGTTGATTCAGAATCAGCTACAGCGCAGATTGAGGCAGCCCTTGGCATGGAATCCGGTACGCTTGCGGCGAATGACATAACTGTAACGTCTGGGGCAACGGTAACGATTCCGCAGGAATTAGTAAATGTTGATACTTCCGGTATTCAGAGTGCGACAGAATCGCAGACTGAAACAGAACCGGTTGAGGCAGATACAACTGCAAACGTTAATATCACTGATGCGACCACAGATACGTCCGGAGCAAAAGAGCAGGCACAGTCAGAGGTAGAATCTACATTCTCTGAATCTATGCCGACAGACGGACACACTGACGTAACACTCGATCAAACAAATAATGCCGCTGAAGTATATTCTGAAGTTGCAGGAGAAGTACAGTCTACATTTTCAAATCCGATTCCTGCGTCTTGTACAGTTAATGTAACTCTTGACTGGCATATCACGAACCCTAGCGCCGGAATAACAACATCTGGAAGCGGTTCTTCTGTAAAGGCATCTATTGCAGGCAATGCGGAGGGAAGCATCGTTACCAGACCGTTATTATCCTGGGTAGGCGAAGATGGTCCAGAAGCCATTATTCCTCTTGGCTCAAAACGCCGAGACAGAGGCATGGACTTGTGGTTACAGGCTGGACGGGCATTGGGTGTCAAAGAGTATGCAGACGGCGGCATGATTGGAGATGTCCCACTGTCAGGAGGTTCCTCAGACTCATCTTCCGGAAGTTCTGGTAACAATGGCGATAAAGGACAAATCGTTGTCAATATGAATCCTGTCTTCAACATTAACGGAGAGGGCGGCAATGACACAGTAAATTCAATCAAAGAGAAACTGAAAGAGTTAATTAACGAAATGTCCGGAGAACTGGCATCAAGATTACTCGAATCATACGCAAATATGCCGACGTAGAAAGGGGAGAGGGCATGGAGATATATTTAAAAGAGGCGGCAAATAAGCAATCTTGTCTTCGCTTTCCTTCTCTCCCAGACAAGGAGATTACTGTTAAGGGAAATTCAAAATACCAGAAGTACGATCTGATAAAAAAAGGAACCTTTGCATTTCCGGCTGGTCCGGATATCAGATCATATGAATGGGATGGATACCTCTGGGGAAGAGCCAGAAAAAAGATGTCCACCATACATACGAAGTGGCTGGATCCGAAATCTGTTATAAAGAAGCTGGAAAACTGGCGAGATAAGGGAACGGTTCTGAACCTTATCATTTCTGCCGGCGGCGGCATCAATGTTGATGTGACGATTAATAGCTTTGAATATAAGAAATTTGGCGGGAAAGGAGATTACTTTTATAGCATTTCCTTTTATCGTTATCGTCCGCTTAAAATCCAGACCACAAAGGACCTTGGCATTGATAAGAAGAAAAAGAAGACGACAGCCCGAACGAACCTGAAAAAGAGTTCAACAGATAAGAAAAAACAGACATACACCATTAAAACTGGTGACTGCCTGTGGAATATCGCAAAGAAATTTTACGGATCAGGAGCAGATTGGAAAAAGATTTATGATGCAAATAAGACAGCGATAGAAAAGGCTGCGAAAAAATACGGGCATAAGGATAGCAACCAAGGGGACTGGATATTCCCTGGCACTATCCTTACGATACCGTAAAGGAGGCATTATATGATTGATCCGCTGGAATATTCTTATTATTTAGTCCTCGTGACTGAAAAAAAGAAAAAATATGACATCACCAATTTTGTCGAAGATTTGGGATGGGAAGAGCTGGAAAACGAACTTGCAGCCAGATTGTCGTGCACTGTAAAGAATGATAAGACCACAAAAGGCAGGATTTCCAGTTTGTCTAAACCGGGATGTTATTTGTACTTGTATTATCGGTACAAGACTGGAACTGCACAGGAAGCTATGCGTGGCCGGATTGTAGAATGGAATCCATCTGCAAAGTCAAGCAGTCAACCATTAAAGCTGAAGGCCTATGATAACCTGTATGATTTGCAGGAGTCGGAAGACTGTGTATATTATTCTTCCGGAGCAAGAACCAAGCAGGTTATACAGGATTATTTCAAGAAATGGGGCATACCAATTGGTAAATATACCGGACCTGATGTGGTCCACGGAGTTATTAAGGAAGACAAGAAGAAACTCGGCACAATGGTCAAAGATATTCTGGATGAAGCGAAGAAAAAGGGTGGGGGCTATTCTGCAATCCGTTCTGTCAAGGGCAAAGCCCAGATTCTGGCAATTGGCAGCAACAAGAACATTTATCATTTTGCCGAAACAGAAAATCTGATAAGTGTTTCTCATAAGATCAGCACTTCGGGAATGGTTACGCGAGTAAAGATTCTCGGAGAAGCAGACGATGATAAGCGCAGACCTGTAGAAGCAACGGTCGATGGTCAGACAAAGTACGGCATTCGCCAGAAAATACTTACAAGAGGCAAGGATGATAGCTTAGATGAAGCAAAAAAAGAGGCAAAGGAAGTCCTTGATGATGATGGAAAGCCGAAAGAGGAAATCAAGGTAGTTACTATCGACATTCCTATCATCCGAAAAGGAGATATTATCCATCTTAAAATGTCAACTGGATCAGGGTATTACTGGGTAAAGGCAATTACTCATGATTGCGACAAGATGGAAATGACTATGACTTTAAAGAAAACTAAGCTGAAATCTTCGTCTTCGAAAAAGGATAACAAGAAAAGGATGGAGATTACAGCATCGGAGATACAGTCAACTTCCATGGCGGCTATCATTATGTTTCTTCGGATGCAACGTCAGGATATAAGGTAAGCGCCGGAAAGGCGACAATAACACACAGTAATCCGGGCAGTGCTCATCCATGGTGCTTGGAAAATGTTAACTGGGCTGAGACCCATGTATGCGGCTGGGTAGACGAAGGCTCGTTTGATTAGGAGGGCATATGGCATATGACAGTAATGACGGTGTCGCACGATTAGCTGCGGTATTAGATGCAAGAATGAGAGATCATGCAGATAAGCCGCTCTGCCTTGATTTTGCAGAGATTCAGGCAGACGGCAGCCTGCTCTCGAATACATTTCCGATTCCAATTCCTAAGAGTGATTACAGAGTTTGTAGGCAATTAACTCTTGGAAAGACGGGAGATGCATTTTGCGATGTCCGGGCAGATGAACATTCTGGAAAAGCATATCTTCCGGAATCTATGCGGCAGTTGCAGGCCGGAGACAGAGTGTTGATTGCGTGGGTGCAAGACACTGCTGTTGTGATCGACATTATAACCAGACCGGTATAAGAGGACAGTATAGGAGGACATATGGCAGACAATAACTTATATCCGGTGGTGGATATACCGGAATATGAGGAAGAAAATGATACAGAGTACAAGCCATCTGTGGCGTGGGACTTAGAGAAAGGAGATTTCGTTTGTAAATCTCCTTTTTGTATGCTCAAAAGCGAAGGACTTGAAGCGTACAAGATATGGTGCGTGAAGGCCGTATCAACAGAAAGATATAGTTGCCTCGGGTACGACGATGACATCGGTGCAGAGATGGAAGATGCCATGAAGGAAGAAGATGACACAGCTGTGGAACTGGCAATTGAACGTACCATAGAAGAGGCTCTGATGGTAAATCCAAGGACTGAATCCGTAGAGGACTTTGAGTTCTCATGGGAACCATCTGTGGTTTATGTGAAATTTACAGTGTACGCAATACACTGGGAGAAATTTGATTTAGAAGTAACATTGAAAAGGAGATGAGAATTTGACAGAAGAATTTGTAACTCCAGAATTTATAGATAATAGTGATCCTGATACGATCCAATCCAGGATGATGAACAATCTGCCTGTTGATATCTCTGATATGCCGGCAGATTTCCCATACGATTTCACAATGCCAACAGCGATTGAAATATCGAGGTTAATACAGTATAACCTTACCCGGACATTGATGTTGATGTTCCCGATGTGGGCTTGGGGTCAATGGCTTGATTTGCATGGTGTATCTGCAAAGGTTACACGAAAGCAGGCGAGCAGAGCATCCGGTCATGTGACCGTCGTAGGCACCGCTGGAACGATTATCGAGGAAGGGACGGTATTTTGTACAGAAGGTACGACAGATGTCGAATCTGTTGAATTTGCGACGACTGAGGAAGCAACTATACCAGAGCAGGGAACGGTTGACATACCTGTTGCGTCTGTTCTCACAGGAGCTTCTTATAATGTGACAAGAAATACTGTGACATTGCAGAAACAGCCAAACAAGAATGTTACTTCTGTGACGAATGAGAATCCTATCAGGGGTGGCACAGACGAAGAGGACGACGACACATACCGAGAAAGAATCCTTGAAAAGCTTCGCTCCGCAGAGGTTTCCTTTGTAGGATGTGACGCAGATTATGTCCGTTGGGCGAAAGAAGTATCTGGTGTTGGTTCTGCCGTGGTCGAAGCTGAATGGAAAGGACCTGGCACCGTTAAGGTTGTTGTTGCTGATCCGGATGGTTCTGTGGTTGGAGAAGATACTCTAAAAGCAGTTGAAGACTATATTGTATCCCCAAAGGACAGAATGAAGCGTCTGGCTCCGATTGGAGCATCCGTAACGATATCTACAGTGAAGGACATGACTAT